AGACAGAAGAAGATATCCATAAAGAAAACTTTATAAAGTTCTTATCTGACTCACGTGACTGGGCTTTTGATTATATTGAAGATGTTCAAAAAGGACTGTCTAAGTTTATAAAAGAGGTAGAGCCACAACTAGAATATTATAATCAATATGGAGTTGTAATTGAGGGCATAACCCCTCCACATGATTTTGCTTTAAAGAAAATATCAAAAGAGTTTCAGGAATTAAAGAAACTGCTTCCAGAGGAAACAGATGATAGACGCTAGGGGAATCCCTACCTGTACTTGCCCAAATTGTGGAGGTACTTTATTTAGAGCATTAGTTTCATTTGATCCAGAAACATATACAGTTGGAATGTACCATTTAGATATTCAATGCCATGAGTGTGGTGCTTTGGCTACCGCACCAACACCTTTGGATAATCCTGAAGGTGATCCAGATGCCAACGATAAGGGGGAAAAGTTTTGAAAGAAATATTTTTATCAACATTAACAGGTTTTGGATGTGGCGTAGTATTCGCAGCATTCAAATTGCCAGTTCCAGCACCGCCAGTATTCGCAGGGTTGGCAGGAATTATCGGTCTTTGGGCTGGCTATGCTATACTAATTAAGGTTCTATCCTAGGAGGAAAAAATGGAACTAAGTAAGAAACACAAAGCAATGCTTGCATCATATGGTCGTTCAATCGTTGGTGCAGTAGCAGCATTATATGTTGCTGGAGTAACAGATCCAAAAGATCTATGGGCAGCACTTGTTGGTGCGCTTATCCCAGTAGCAGCACGTGCAGTCAATCCAAACGATCCAGCATTTGGTCGTTTGCCAAAAGCATCTGTTGTTGAAGAGGCTCTTAAGGCTGCAAAGCCAAAAAAGAAGGCTGCAAAGTAATTTAGTTAATCATAATAGGGCGGGTCTAGAAATAGGCTCGCCTTATTTATTTATAATATCAAGATATTTATCTTTTAAATTTTCCATAGCAAAGTTCTTAAATCCTATTTCAATTGCTTGTTCTTTTAATTCAGTTTTTTTTCTGCTTTGCATATAGTTATCAACTATCTTTGCTAATCTTCTTGGATCAGCATTATAAACATCAATATGCGTTCTTGCTCTAAAGTGGTCATGTTTTTCTGCATTTACTAGCCATTCTTTAGGAAGAATAGTATTATTAGGAGATATATCTGTCATAAACACAGGCAACCCACTTATCAATGCTTCGTTCATTGGAAGGCATAGCCCTGCATACCTGCGTGGCAAAATCATGCCGTCATAGCCAGAGTAAAGATCTTGCCTATTTTCTGGATTACCAACAACTATCTTTAGTCTAGAGTCTATGTTAACAATATTAAGTTCTTGCTGAGTAGTTATAACAAGTTCGTAATCTGCTTTAGAATATCTAAGCATATCTATTACACTGTGTGTTCCATTGCGATCCTTCATCGCTGGTTTACCCGCAACATGCAATAACCTGCCATGATTTTTTGATAGATTAATTTTTCTTACTTCATCAAATACAGCAGTATTGGTTGGTGGCGGTAGATGTAATAATTTAGTCTTACCCTCAGAGATTTCAACAACATGATCATAATTCCATAGGCTAGGGGCTAACATAATATCTGGAAAAGGCAATTTAGTATTGTGTAGATATTCTAAAAATTCATAATTATATTGAAGAATTGTTTTAACTCCCCTGCGTTTTGCAAGTTCGACAAAACTATTATTATAAAATGTTTCACAAGTTAATACAACATCTACGCTGCGAATAAATGGCTCAAGGTCACCAGTTCTAGGAAGCCCACGAACATGAAAACAATTATATCCCTTATACCATTCAGGATGCTGCTTATTTTTGTTAAAGTTAAGAGAGTTAACAAGCATAATGCTATTAGGATTAAGCATAGTTACAAGATCTCTAGTTTGATTACCAAGACCAGTATTATCAGAACGGGCTATAATTCCAAGTTTCACTTTTCACCATTTTCAAAAAATCCAGATTCTTTTAGTTCTTGCTTAACTTGTTCAACAGTTTTATACTGCCAATGCTGATCATCAATTGTAAATTTTTGAGTACTTTGTCTGCCATCTAAATGAGTGACACGGCTCATGTTTTTTCCATTATCTGGATGATAGATAAACATTTTATGTGCTTCCCAATTTCTAATTTTGAACTCATAATTTTCTTCTTTAATAAATCTTTTATTTGGTAAGTATTCGCAATCAGTTTGAACTTTTCCGTAAATCTCATCTTCAATATATTTTTTGTCTGCAATATTTGGCAAAACAAATTTTCTGTAATATTCTGTTAAAGCCAAATGTGGGTTTTGACTCCACTGAACAGTCTTTAAAAATATATCTTCTTGTCCACACATAAGATGCTCATGCTCTACAGGAACTTCTTCTCTCAAATAAAAGCGCACAATATTTGCATTATTGTTGCCAATCAAATCAAAACACTTTTGCCATTCTATGGGTCTATCTGTTCTTAGTGGTAGATCTCCCTCTATGTATAAAATTAAAGATGTTTCTACAAAACTGATTGTTTTTTTCATCATTGTACTTTGGTGACTGTGAGTATCAAAAATAATTGGTAGCACATTTTTCCATTTATGCAAACATTTCCACAAAACCCTATTCTTGTACTCATCATATTCATCTTTATACTGCTCATGTTCTTTTCTTAAACCATCTATTTGCAAAATAATTTCATTATTTGGAAAATGAAATCTTGTATTATTAATAGTTTGTTCTATTATTTTAGTGCTGGGATGACTTGGTATATAAGATGTAGGAATAATAACGGTAACATCATTAATGTGCATTTATCTGCCCCATAATTTTTATAGAAAAATCTCTTTTATATTTGATCCACCAACATACAATTTTATGCATATTGTTTGGATAATCATTTAATAAATTGGGAATTATTCTTTCTAAGTTATTCCAATCATTTGTTTTTGGTATATGGCTTGAGTCTTGTAAAATATAGTCAAAAAAGTTTTTTTCAACACCCTTGGAGTCTACAAGATCCCCTATGGGAAGACATAACATTTCTATTGCTTCAAAAAATCTAAAGGTATCAACCACCTGTGCGCCAGCAGGACACGGGGCTATTCTGGCCGTAGAAAGGTTTTGGTAGTAGTCTTTGGGCGTATCTCCCTGAGCAAAGCCTGCTGTGGGCTTATAAAGGGCATTCTGTAGGTTTGGCATGGCTTCTGCCAATTGTTTGCGACGCTGGTGCGTTATCTGTCCTCCAAAATAAACATCATATTTTTTATTAGGATAATCTGGAAGATTTTGTTTTAAATGTTGCGGGGTACCAATAAAAAACTTATTATATTTTTGGTGTTTTTCATGAGGATAATGAACCCAGATTTCAATATTACTATGTTGTATTTTATCAATATTAAACTTAGCACTTTCATCACCAGTAATAAAAAGGACTACCCTATTTATTTTTTGTAACTCTTTAGATATTTTATCTTCTTGCCCAGCATTTCCTGGTCCAGGAATAACTACAAACGCCCTTTCATCAATTGGCAATTCTTTAACAGTCATCTGCTTGATGTTATTTCTTTCAAATGTTTCTTTAAGTAATCCATAATCCCACTTACCATCAGCAGAGTCAAGGGGGTTTAATGAATATAAATATGCCTTTACATTATTCATTTTTAGTTCCGTCCTGCATAAATTCAGAAGTCTCACAGGCAGCACAGGTGTCAACTTTTATGTTGCCATTAACAGATGTAGATTTAAATATATTTCCGCATCTACAAGAAATATTTATTTCAGAAAATTGCAATTTATTTTTTTTAGATTCTTTTTTTATCCATTCATTATAATAGTCATTTGTAAAATAACCAAGTCTATTTTCTGGATTATTAAATGGATAAAAGAAAGAGTTATATGGATCTTCATTGGTAGATGGATATCTCCCCCACTTTTTATTATAATACTCTCTCGTTACCCCCATATTTGGGTCAACACCACCAAGTTTTAAACTATGGGCCATAATGGTATCTTTAATATCAATTTTAACCTTATCCCACATTGTTTTGTTTTCTTTAATTTTTTTCCAGTGATCGTCGTATTCTAATAAAAATGCTCTTTGAATTCTCATGCTATAGTCAAAATCTTCATATCCATACGGGGTAAAATTTGTATCCCAAAGACCAACTTTATCAATTAAACTTTTATGAAATGCTATAAAGTGCCAACCATAAACCCCAAGTGCTTCTATAATAACACTTTCTGTGTTTTTTAGTATTTCAATAAAATCTAATCCACCAGGTTTGCCAAAACGAACAGCGGCGCTCATTACTACATACCAATCAGCATTATCATCATACATTTTTTTTATTCCAAGATTATGACTTGCTGCAAACCCTATATTGTTTTCCGTATTATCAATTTCAAAAACATTTTCTAATTTACAAGTTGCCATGAGTTCATCTCTAAAAGATTTTACTCTGTACGGAAGACCGACAACATATTTCATTTGTTAAATATGTCCTGATTTACCCAAGTTTTTGGAGTTAGGTTGTTTTGGATTTCAACTGGCAAATTAAAATTAAATGGCCCAGTTCCTCTTACCTTTACCCAATCTATCATATTTGATAAAATTTCTCTTAATTCATATTTCGTTGAGTAGTCAAGTAAGTTTCTTGCTTTATCAGCAGAGCAATGGGCTAGCCTTACTTCAGAAGGTCGTGCATCTAAATAAATTGGATTTAAATCAAAATCAATAATAGAGGCTATCTCTTTTGCCAACTCATTGATTGTTATAAAGTTATCATCTGGACCAATATTAACTACTTCACCATTGGCCACATCAGAAAAAATAACTTTATGAAATGGGTCAATTATATCTCTTATATCAGAAAAACATCTTTTTTGATTACCGTCACCATAAATAATTGGTTGTCTTCCTTGCAGCATTCTGTTAATCATAATTCCAGCAACATTTCTAAAAGGGTCTGTGTAGTTTTGCCCATGACCAACAACATTATGTGGCACAAGAATA